GCCAAAGTCGGACACATACACGTCAATCGAGGCAAACAGCTTGCCATCTTCTGACTTGTCAAACCGTGTTGCATTACCCGTGAAAGTCGAGAATGTCTGCTTTGCCAAAGGCGGCAGCATGATCACGTCCGGCTCACCGCCTGCGGTGTAAATCTTTTGCAGCACGTTTTTCAGGCGAGACTCAGTAAATGCAATCTGGGTGCCGTCTGTGTTGGTTGTCCCATCCGTCGACGTATATACCGGAGCAACATACGAACCCCCGGTATCCACGTTGTCTCCAATCCAGCAGGGCAATCCTTTAACGGATCGTGGCGATGAGGTGCCCACACGGTTTTGCGTGAGGCCAAACTCCATGTCACGCTTTAATTCCAGCGAGGCCAATGCCAACTGATAGCCCATTTCATCCTTGCGACCCGCCGGATTCGTGGCTTGTTGCGAGTTTGAAACAATGACGGTCTTGGTTGATATTTGCGTGCGGGACGCCAGTCGGACGGTTGGGGTCACCGTTTTGGCAGAAGCGTTATCTCCTTCAGCCTGAGCATTAGCAGCAGCCGAAGCTAAATCCTGAGTTTGCCATTCGTGCAAAGTGTGTGTGGCTTTGCCCTTTGATGCAAGATTCAGGAATGGCGTCTGGGTGGGGGAAATGCGGTAAATCGCATCGCTTAAATCTTCGCGGTTACCAATCGCGGCGCTTGTCAGGTAGGTTCCAGTAGGTGCAGCCATGTTTTATTCTCCAGTGCCTCACGGCATTTAAATTAAAGAAGTGACGCGAATATCGCTGCGGCATCTTCCACGCGGCCCGATTTGGACAGCTTCTGGAATTGCGCGCTGCGCTTATCAATGCTCGGAGCAGAACCTGCGGCGGGGCGTTCGACCCGTTGAGGGACGTTCTCCACCTTCTTGCTTGCCGCTTTGGCCTTGTTCATCATTTCGCGAAAGCGCATGGCATCGCGTGCAATGATGATCATCCGATGGTCGGCGGCATTGTCGATTTCATCTTCCGAGTATCCCGATTCACTGAGAAATTCGCGCAATGCTTGTTTTTCGGCTTTCGCTTTACCTTCATCCTTCCATTCCGGGAGCTTGGCAAGTAGTTGCTCTTGCTGCTCACTCAGGAATCGTTGCATGCTGATTGCTTGCTCGGCCTGGAACTGTTGCCTTAAGAAGTGCTGTTCCTGCATCGTTTGTTGCAGCGCCGCTTGTCTCTGCTCTGAGAGGTGCTTTTGCCGCATAAACTCAACCGGATCATTGTTCAGCAACTGTTCCCAATCTATTTTCTGCTGCTCTTGCAGCGCCGCACTGAGTACGGCTTCTTGCTGCTGGAGCTTTTGGGCATAAATTGCCCGTTCTTGCTGTGCTTTCTGAATTTCAGCATCGGCGGCTTTACGCTGCTCTGATGCTTCCATTGTTTTCTTCGTATAGTCAGCCTGTCTCAAGCCAGACTTGTAGGCTTCCGCAAGTTGCGCTTTCGTGAGTTCTACCGGCTTGCCATCGACTTCAATGGTGACGGTTTCCTCGTTATTCGCGTCTGCTTCGCCTTCCGGTGCTGCTTCCGTCTCTACCTCTAATTCCGGTTCTTTTACCCCTTCCGAATCGCTTGAACCGTCATCATTGGCCGGCGCTTCTTTCGGATCCAGCATTTCTGCAAATACCGAGGCCGCGCCGTTAATATCTAAAGCGGTGGGTTCCAGACTTGTGCCTGAATTATCCAAAGAGTTCATCATTTCTCCAGTGCCTCACGGCATTAGGTTTGCTCAATAAAAAAGCCGCCCGAATGAGCGGCTTGCTTAAACAGATTGAGCGGCTGTCAAGTTCTTTTAAGGATCAATGACTGCCCGGCCAACATGGCATTCAGAATCATGAAATCGCGTTTTTGGCGCGCTCTAACAATGTCCGCTTGTGTTCCAGGTCCAGTTGTGCCAGTTTCCCGGTTTCCAGCATCGACTTGATCAACAGTTCCAGCTTGTTCGCCAGACTTAACATCATCCAAAGTTTCTCGCGCCCTTCTGAGTCTCGCGCCGGTGATTGTTCCCATGCGTTTTTAATCTCCTGTTTGATTTCGTAGAGCGCCCATTGAAAAGCCTCGTTTTCAAGTACTTCCTTGGCGCGATTACCGTTATAAATTCGCTGTTCGATTTCCATCATGCCACCATGAGTAATGCTTCACTGTCATCCTCTTCCAGCAAATCCTGATACAAGGAATAGAGGGCCTCATACTGCATTTTTCGCATAAGCTGATCGTATTGGGCTTGTACGTTATAGGCCTGTGCCATCTCGCTAACCGTCTGCAATGGGACAGTTTCATCGGGTTGCGCTACAGGAACTGAATCCGGCTTCTGCAAGTTAGCCATGCTGTGGTTTGCACTAGCCGACTTTTTCTTTGCCGGGTATTGCTTGACCTTTACTGGTTCTTTGACTTCGCTTGGTAAAGCGTTGATCGCATCGACCTGATTAGAAAACACCATCAAGCGATCGCCTACCTTGACCACGAATTTCTTTTTCTTTCCTACCGAATAATCAGGTGCAGATCCGGAAGCCTGACTCCCAGCCGTCCCGCTTGCCGTAGAAATGTCATTCGCATTCGTGTAGGCAACTGTCCCGCTGATCGTCCCTACTATCCCACTAGCGGCTATTGTGTCGTTGGCGTTGGTATAGGAAACTGTCCCGATGACTGTTGTCGTGCCATTGGCCGCGCTCGTGTCATTCGCATTCGTTCTTGCCAGTGTTCCAACAATGGTCGTGGTGCCACTAGCTGCCAGTGTGTCATTGGCGTTCGTATAGGCGACGGTGCCGGTAATCGAATTCCCGACTGACCCACTGGCGCCGACGGTATCGTTAGCATTGGTTGTTGCCAGTGTGCCGACAACCGTAGTCGTGCCACTGGCAGCGCTGGTATCTGTGGCATTCGTCGTTGCTGACGTGCCCAGTATTGTTGTCGTTCCAGATGCGACGCTCGTGTCATTGGCATTCGTTGTTGCGGCAGTACCGACGACAGTAGTCGTACCAGATGCGGAAGAGGTATCATTCGCATTGGTTACAGCAACCGTTCCAGTGCTTCCACTACTTGTACCCGCTACCCATATCCTGCGCGACTGGGGTTTGAAAATCTGCCACGGGTTACTGGTGAATTCTCTTGCTTCTGATGCTGAAAGTGCTCCAGTAAGACTGCCTACCAGATATAACTCATGATCCCCAAACGAGCTACCTGTACCCGATTGCCCGACCGACGCTACACCGCCAGCCGACGTACTTATAGCAGCGGTGGTCGCTACAAGTACGCCATTCTTGTAAGTGTAAAAAGCATTTGCAACAGGGTTGTTGACTGAAACTAATATGCAGTACTCACCGGCAGACAAAATTCCAGCCTGGGTAAATTCGACGTTCAGGTTCGTTTTCACCCAAACGAGATCCGTATTATTGGCTACGCGCCACATTGCCCCGCCGGAGCCGCCGCTGCTAAGAATGGCGCGAGTAGATCCGCCGCTGCTTACCCGTAATACTGCAAATCGAGTGAGCGCACCTTGCCCCGCAATGGAAATGTTAGGTGGCCCGGCAACATATCCTGACGACCCGTTCCCTTTTAGCCCTATCCCGTATTTCCCGCTAACGCGGGTTACGCCGCCCGAAGGAGTACTCGGAGATAATCGACTTCTACCACCTTGGAAATTGGGAGTGAAATAGTACTCAACACGCGCGCCAAATGGATTGCTCCAGTCAATCTCGACCGGAACCTGCGGCTGCCTAGTCCATTTCTGCGGAAGTATCAGGTTGCTCATGGACAACCTTACGCAACCGTGCTGCTTATCTCGCTGGTAAAGGCACTGCCACTGGTCAGCGCCACACCCAAGTCATTCTTGATAACGACCTTGAACGCATAGGGGCAATACCCGAGCGCCTGCGCGACGGAGAATGTGGCGATCTGCGTGGTGGTGACGCTGTTCATCGGCACGGTGCCGAGAAAGCGCAAATTCGGCTCGTCCGTGGTGGTGGTGCCGCTGGTCGGGCCTGAGCGAAAATTCGTGCCATCCAGCGATTCCTGCACGAACACCACGGCCTGCTTGTTTCCGGCTGGCGTGTTGGTGGTGGCAATATCGACTTCAACGATCACATCCAACGGCTGGTTGGTGTTGGCCGTGTAGGTGCTGGAAGCGACATAGGTTCCAGAGGCCAGCGTGGAAAGGCCGGTCACGGTCAGGCTTGTCCGGGACCCCACAATCTGTTTCACGGTAGCCATATTACATTCCCTCCAATGCCTGCTGCACCTGTGATGCGGTAATTTCATCCGGGACGACGGCCAGGTTCTTGAGTGCCTCGGCAACAGCCTGCGGCATAACACCACCGGCGGCCAGCGCATCCAGTTGCCCACGTGTTGCCGCCGCCCCGATGTTCAACTCGCCACGGTCAAGGAGCTTGAGCGCCCACTTAACCGGGCTGCTGGTTGCAGCAACCGCCGTCAAGCCATCGAGGAAGGCTGCACCATTTTCTGCACCTAGCGCCTCCATGACGGTGCCATAGCCGACATTACGTTCAATCAGTTTTGTGCGGCCAATGGACAGAATGCGTGCCAGCTCGCCACAATCTCTTGCAGCGAGTGCATCGGCGCAATCAGGACGGGAGAGGATTTCGTCACGGAGTGCCATGATCAAGCATTGGCCTCGGTGATTACGAAACTTGTCACACTCACCGGCTGGGTAGCAACAATACTAGTAGTAGTCAGATTCAAATCACTACCCGATGTGCCCACATTGCCATCCATGACAAACGTTGTCCCGTCAGACTTCACAATGCGGAACCACGTCGCTGTACCTGTGGCGTTGGCCGATGAATCCTGTGTAATCGAATTAAGCGTCAATACACCACTGGAAGCCCCCGGTGCAAATGTTGCATTGCAGGTCAGTTCTGCCAGCAGGGTAGTTGCTGTCCCGCCTGTAGCCGGTCGTGTGCCGTCATAAATCCGCAGAAGCGCCGAACCTCCCGCGCCTGTGGTGATAGCGTCCAGCATTGCATTCCGGATAGCAGTTGAATAGGCTAGTGCCATAGGTGTTACTCCTTATTGAAGACCTGAAATGCGACCATCCGGGCCGCGAACTACCGGACGACCGCCGACTGATACGGCTCGACCATCCTGTCCACGCTCGATTGTTTTTGGTGCGGTGATGTGGGCTACTAATTGCTGCATGATTGCCATCACGTCAGACAGCTTGGGTTGTTCATCCATGCCGACTGCATCATTGGCTGCTGAGGCTTGTTGAGCGCTTATCGTGCTATTCGCCCCGATTTCTGCCACTTGCACTTTTGCTGCAGCGTCGATCTGGGCAATCTGCAACTTGATATCTGCATCGTGCTGAATCTTCCATTGCTCCAACTGTTGCGCGTTCTGGGCCTTCATCTGCTCCAGTTCCATTTCATGCTGAAGCCGCATGGTTTCCCGTTGCGCTTCCATCTGGTTCCGTGAAGCCTCTATCTGCGCTTGGGCTTGGGCCTTCTGTGTTTCGAGTTGCAAGCTGGCTTGATTGTGTTCATGATCAGCCTGCACCTTGAGCATGGCGGGGTCAGGCCCCTGCTGTTGCTGTTGTGGCGGCGCTTGTGACGGGTCGGTAAAGAACTTGTCGCCACTCTTGAAGCCTAATAGCTTGGCTAGCTCTTTATCTGCCTCGTAAATATTTTGTGGTGTCGTGACTCCGATCTGCAATCCCTCGGCCTGCTTTTGCCCCAGCAGCATCATGTGCTGGACTTGCTGATCTTTGTTACCCGTTCCTAGTCCCACATTGATGGTGCAGTCAAATTGATTACGCCACTCGCGAGGATCAATGGATACCCACTTTCCGGCAATCCTTGTAATCGATTCTCTATCCTGATTCTGGCAAACCAGTTTGAGCATCAGGCGGAAAAGGTCGGTAAATCCCTCGGCGAAGTTGCGCGCGATCAAGTCCATGCGCATGTCGGCCTTGTTGGTGATGATATTGATACCCGTAGCGGTATCGTTGAGGCTCTTGGAATCCGTTCCTTGTGAATACCGTGTCCAACCTGTGGAGTTTTCGAGAAAATCCTCCATGTACTCGAGTGTGTGCAGAGCGCCAGCGGAATCCGACATTCCTTGATCCAACCGGCCCGTCGCCCCTGGCTGCTTGACACGAACAACGCCGCCAGGCCTGCTGGTCAGCAAATCATCCAGATTGACTTGATTCTCGACAGCGAAATACCGGCCATTGACCTGCAAATACATGTTATCCAGATAGGCCCGCAAAATTGATGTCTTGCTGCGCTGTGCCTCGAAACCAAGGTCAGCAATGGACAATCCGAAGAACTTATGTGGAAGAGGAATAGGACAGATTGAGGCAAATGGCGCAATGTCCACTACCTCGTTATCTAATATCTCATTACCGGCCCGGACTACCTTGCGCAACTCTGATATGCCATCGCCATCGTAATCACAGCGGATGTAGCACTCTGTCACCCAGATGACGCGCTGGCTATCATCACGTGAATCGCCGTCCACATTGAGATAGGCCTGTTCGTCGTCCCACGACAATCTTTCGACCCGCTCAGCATTGAGCGTAGCGGCTGTATCATCGCTGGACAGGTTATCGACATTTTTATATCCCATCGACTTCAGATCGGATACGGTACGTGGAACGCGGTGACCTACAAACGAGGCCGTGGCAATATCCTTTGCCTTGCGCGAAATCATGAATTCTTCGGGCGGGACATTCTCTATGGTGAGCTTGCCGCCCTTCTTCGAGCGGATCACCGTAATGTCGTGCAGCACCTTCGGTGGTGTTTGCTCGATCTGCTGAAGTTGCGCTTGCATCTGCTGTACTGCCTGAGCTGCCTGCGGATTCTGCTGAGCAGCCTGCATGGCCTGCTGCATTTGCTGCGTCAGCTGCTCAATGGCCTGCTTGCGCTGTTCCGCGTCTTCTTCGTCCGGGTAGGCGTTGTGTTCCTTCGGCTCGACTTCTTCATCGTCGAGGATTTGAGCAAGCTCTATATCATCCAGCGCCTTGTACTCTTCGCGGGTTTCCTCAGTGCGCGTATCCCACCAGCATTTGACAATCCCGACCTTTTGGAGAAGCGCATCCTTGAACCACGTGTAGACAATCTTGTGGCCGTTGTTTTTTTTAAAGAAAAGATAATTTAGGTAATCAGTACACAGCTGTGCCTTATCCTCATCACCCTCCTGCTGTGGCTCGAACTCGACAACCGTGTCGCCACCAACAAACTTGACCATGAGCTGAGGCAGCATGGACTCAATGGTATTGCGCACATCGGGGGATACGACCGACGACCGACCTTCTATTTCGGGCGGCGACAGATCACCTTTGGGCAAGCCGAGATAGTAGTACTCGGCCTTGCGGCGCTGCTCAGAGAGCTTTCCTCCCCAGTAGCCGATACTCTGCCTGAGCTCGGCATCGGTTAATGCGCGCAGCTCATCATCTGTCATCGCTTTTGCCATGAGTCTTGTCTTTCTCCGGCCGCATCACGCGGTTAGGTAAATTGGTTATGCGTTAAAGAGTTTGGGATATTTCATCGGTCTCTGCCAATCCTCCCCGGCTACCCGATCAACAGCAGCACAAAGGTATCTGAATGCGTCTGCGGCATGGCTCGACCAATCATGCAAAGGGCCAAGTGCAATTCCTCGCTTCTCATCGAATTTTTCACGATACTGGCGCAAGGCATCAATGCCTTTAGCGCAACGATCGGCATCAAAATACATGCGCGGGATCATCATCCTTGCAGCATCAATGCCATCTTTTACCGGTTCTAACGGCAGTACCTGAAACTGGATACCCAGTGAGGCTGCCATCTCTAACCTGCTCTTGCCGCTCCCGAACTCTCTGACCTGTATATCATGCGGGCCAAAATGGCTACCGTAGATATACCCTTTCGCCTGTAGCTCGCGGATGTAATGATCCAGCCCATAGCCTGAGGATTCCAGGTAATCAATGATCCGTATCTCACGGCCTGAGAGCTGGAAGAACCATATCGCCGTGCTATCGGATACACCCAAATCCCACACTGTGTGCACTTTGAGCATTGGCTCATAAGGGACTCGCGTGATCCGCTTATCCTCATCGAGCTTGGCTAGCTCTTTAGCATAGTAAGCGCCGGTGATTGCGGCATCGAAAGAGCATTCAAACTCCTGCAAATACTCGTTTTCCGGCATTCGCTTTCTTAGCCTTGCCAGTTCATCTTCCGGGATCAATCCTGTCTGACTGGCCTTGAGTACTTGCACAAACCACTCAGGATCATCAGCTGCCTGCTTGTAACTTTGGCCTAGCAGATTCCCCCACCCCTTCGGTGTGCCGCTCAAATCAAGCCATCCTTGGCGATCAGAGAGCGCGGGCAGGATCACACTGGTTAGCGCACTGGGGGCGATATCCTGTGCCTCGTCTGCTGCGATGCCATCAAAGTACAAGCCACGCAAACGATCAGCGTTATCAGCGCCGTAGAGTCGGATTACAGCGCCATTGTGAGCATACGTGATGGATAGTTCGCTTTCGTTGGCCTTGCCGCCCATCTCCAGCATAGGCTGGCTGTAACGCTTGAGATATTGCCACGCTATTTCTTTCGCCTGGACAAAATAAGGGGCGAGATACCCGTATCGTGGCGACTCCTTTTGGCAAATGGCTGCCTCTTTGATCAGCTTGTTGATTCGCGCTACTGTCTTCCCCGCCCTTCTGTGAGCTACAGTGAGACCATAGCGTTTCTCGCTATTGTGATAAGGTAAAAATATGTCTCTTGGCGAGTACGGGATGATTACTTGTTGCTCATCCATCCAAATACCATCTTCACTGGCTTTTCGGGATCAGAACTCAGTTCTACCGCCGATAAATCAGGTACGATCTTTTTGAGTAATCCTAATGCTGCTGTGACTTGACTAGCATCTAGTCCTGCATTATCAAGCACATGATTCTCAAGTTTTTTTATCAGCAAGGTTGCTCTGATTTTTTCGCGCATCTCTGCTACCTTGATTG